ATAGGGCAGCGTATTCTGCGTTGGCAAATAAATTATCAAAAGGCACACCGTCACAATATTATGTGCAAAGACTTATTGATAAAACAACACTGACGGTTTATCCAACAGCAGACTCATCTAATGCATCAAAAGATCTACATATTTATTTTGTAAAAAGAATTCAAGATGTAGATGCTACATACACTGATGCAACCGATGTTCCATACAGATTTGTGCCATGTATGGTGTCAGGATTATCTTACTACCTAGCACAAAAGTATGCACCAGATAGAATACAAACAATGAAATTATTATACGAAGATGAATTTTCAAGAGCTCTAGCAGAGGATGGATCTTCTTCTAGTTCGTTTATTACACCTAAAACTTATTTTGGTGAGGGAGTCTAATGGGAAAAACTTACGATATTGCAGGTGTTGGAATTGTAAAACTTTCTGATTTTGAAAATCTAGTAGGTAACATGTCTTCTTCTAAATTAAAAAGTTTAAGTAATGAATCACTACCTGATCCAATTATGTCAGTCATAAAAGATGAATTAAATAAAAGAGGTAAGAAAAAAGGTGGTTTAATTGTTAAACCGTTTAAAGGAAGGAATAGAGATATATAATGACAGGATTTGCAAAAGGTAAACATGCAAAAGCAATATCAGATCGATCAGGTATGGAGTTTCCGTATCGTGAAATGGTCAAAGAGTGGAATGGATCTTTAGTGCACATATCAGAATATGAATCTAAACATCCACAATTAGAACCACGTGCTTACGCTGGTGATCCTCAAGGATTAAAAGATTCTAGAGTAGATCGAACAGAGCCAGAAGGATTAATTTTATTAGAACCAGACTCATTTCAAACAATGGCCTCAGGATCCGGTATTATAAATGTATCTGAGAAAGGTCATGGTCGATCAACTGGAGATACCGTTAGATTTAGAGGACCTATATCCACAACATCCGACCCGGATGGTTTTGAAAACCCTAAAAGTTTTGATGGTATTGATGGATCAAATATTGCAAAGGCAGCAGGTTATACGATTACAGTGGGTAGAAAAGATTCAGGTGGTAGTGTGATTAGTGGTACGACAGATGATTTTTATACCTTTACTGTTGATACTAATACCGCTACAACGGGAGGAGTGTCTGGAGGAGGTGTATTTTGCACTTCTGGACCAGCTACGTTAGAGAGTTAATATGTCAGGAATAAGTTATACAAATTTAAGAACAAAAATTAGAGCTTATACAGAGGTTAGTGATACGGTTTTGACTGACACGATCATTGAAGGTATTGTTTTAGACGCTGAGTATAGAATTTACAGAGATGTTCCAATTGATGCTTACAGAGATATACAAGTTACAAATTTTACAACCGATCAAGATTTTGTAAATTCACCTGCGGGCGCACACGTTGTTAGAGCAGTACAAGTATTTGATGCAACCTCTGGATCAACCGGTGCTAATAAATATTTAATTAAAAAAGATGTTACCTTTTTAGAAGAATATATTGCAGCAAACACGTCAACAGGCCAACCTAAATATTACGCGATGGGTCAAGGCGGAACTGGAGATGGCGCAACGAACTCAGGTAAGATTAGAGTGGTGCCTGTGCCTGATCAAGCATATGTGGTTCAGATACACTTTACAAAAATCCCGGATAAATTAGAAGCAAGCAGTAACGAAACAAGTTACATCAGTTTAAATTTTCCAAATGGTTTATTGTATGCATGTTTGGTAGAAGCTTTTGGATTCTTGAAAGGTCCACCAGATATGATACAATACTATGAACGAAGATATCAAACTGAGATACAAAAATTTGGAGGAGAACAAATAGGACAACGTAGAAGAGATGACTACACTGATGGCACAATCAGAATACCAGTCAACTCTCCAACACCTTAGGATTAAAATATGGCATCATCATTTTCAACACTAGGAATAGAACTTATAGCAACAGGAGAAGCATCCGGTCTTTGGGGTGATAAAACGAATGTTAACCTACAGATGTTTCAAGAAATTACATCGGGTTATGTTGCAAAGTCTATTGCAGGTGGTGCACAAACAACTGCACTAAGTATTACAAACGCTACAGTGGGTAGTGATGCAAGACAAGCAGTTATTGAATTAACAGGGACGATAACAGGCAATCAAATCGTAACGGTTCCAGACTCACTAGAAAAAGTTTACATTGTAAAAAACGCAACATCAGGATCACACACAGTTCAGTTTAAAACAGCTTCAGGAACTGGAGTGACTTTTGCTGCAACAGAAAAAACTTCAAAACTAGTTTTTGCAGATGGAACAAATATTGTTGATACAGGTTTTGCATTAGGTGTTGCAGCTGACGATATTTCAACAGGAGATGCTGCAGTTACAATCGCAACATCAAGTGGAGATATTACAATAGACTCACCTGCTGATATTGTTTTAGACGCTGATGGCGCAAACGTAACTTTTAAAGATGGCGGTACTTCTATTTTAGATATTGCAAATAATTCTTCAGACGTAGAACTAACGGTTAGTGTTGCTGATAAAAATTTTAAAATAAAAGGAACAGATGATTCATCAGCGATAACAGCATTAGATATTGATATGGCGTTAGCAGGAAAAGCTACGTTTAATGGAGACGTAGTGGTCGGTGGAGATCTTACAGTTACAGGCGATGATATCGTCATGGGAACAAATACTTCAGGTAATTTATTAATCGCAGATGGAACAAACTTTAATTCAGTTGCTGTTGGTTCACTTTCTGAAATATCTACAATAGCAAATGATGATGTATTTTTAGCTGTTGACACTTCAGGTGGTGGTCTTAAAAAAGTTGCAAGATCAACTGTGGTATCAGGACTTGCTACCTCAGGCGCAATATCAAATGTGGTAGAAGATACTTCTCCACAACTAGGTGGTAACTTAGATACTAACTCACATAATATTTTAATTGATGATGCACATTTTATTGGTGATGAAAATGGTAACGAACAAATTATATTTCAAACAACGAGTTCAGCAGTCAACCAGTTTGATGTAACAAATGCTGCAACAGGTAACGCACCAAAACTATCTGCAACAGGTGGTGACTCTAATATTGATTTAGAAATTGAAGCAAAAGGAACAGGACACGTAACGGTTAGAGGTAATACAAACTCAGGTGCGATACAATTTAATTGTGAGAGTAATTCACATGGTCAAATATTAAAAGCACAACCACACTCAGCAGCGGTTACAAACGAAATGTTATTGCCTGATGGTGCTAACTCAACTTTAGTATCTCTTGTTGCTACTCAAACTTTAACAAATAAAACTTTAACGACACCTGTCATCGCAGAGATAGATTCAGGATCTACGATTACGTTAGATGCTACAACAGATATTATTCTTGATGCAGATGGTGCAGATATAATTTTTAAAGATGGCGGCACATCGATTGCTACGTTTACAAATAGTTCAACTGATTTTATTATTGAGTCTGCAACATCAGATAAAGATATCATATTTAAAGTTAATGATGGTGGTTCATCAACTGAGGTCGCAAGATTTGATGGAGACGTCTCTGCTTTTCTTATGGCGTCAGGAAAAGAATTAAGATTTGCAGATTCTGGAGAAAAAATTTCTGGTGATGGAACAGATTTAACGATTGCCTCTGGAGCTAAAATTAATTTAACAGCAACATCAGATGTACACATTCCAAACAACGTTGGAATTGTTTTTGGTGGAGACTCAGAAAAAATTGAAGGTGATGGCACTGACATGACCATTAGTGCTAATAATCTTACTGTTGATGCTGCTGCGGACATAGTATTAGATGCAGCGGGTAACAATGTAACATTTAAATCTGGTGGAACATCTATTCTTGATATCAGTAACAGTTCAAGCGATGCAGTTATAACTGCAAGTGTTCAAGATAAAGATATTATATTTAAAGGTGATGATGGTGGTTCTGCTGTGACAGCGTTGACTATGGATATGTCAGCTGGAGGTACTTCTATATTTGGTGCTGCAGCTTTTAACCAAGAAGCTACGCTAACAGATGCATCAACTATCTCTTGGGATGTTGCAGCATCTCCTGTTGCAAAAGTAACTCTTGGTGCAAACAGAACTTTAGGCGCGGG